TGACACTAAACTTCTTTTCATCTACAGGTCCTTTTTGTCGATATCTCCTAATAGCCTCCTGCAGTTGCGCCATGTCTCCCTGAACTCTTGCAGCATATTCACGAATGTTCTCTTTGTTCTGTGGGTCGTTGATCAATTTCACGACATTCGCGTCCTCAGCGTACCTAAAGGCTGATGTGACCCCACGTATGAACAGGGAATCAAGCTGTGAGAGCACTCTTGGATTCACTCCATACCCGGTGACAGAAGAAAATACACTGTCGAGATTATCCTTGGATAAGATTCTCTTCCCTAACACGAGTGACCTGAACCTGTATTCATCCTTAAGGGTAAGCGAGTTTGCTTGCTTCACGGTGTACAGACCAGGTACCTTAACATTAAACAGACGGCCCACATGGACCTTCTCGTGTAATAGGGACCGGAACTCGCGCGTGCTTTGGATGTAGCCCTTGATGGCCTTCCGCCTAGCAGCGTTTCGAGTATTGGAGTAGAGCGTTAACAGATCGCGCCACTTTCTTAGAGCCCATCCATCCGTCGATGGTGCTGTGAGCGCGATAGGAAATTTAGGCATTTGCTTGAGCACGGTCTGGTCGGACTCAGAGGATTCAAACACTTCTTCACAGAATAAACCTCTAGTCGGGTGGATGTATGTCTTAGACTCATTCATCACAAGACCAAATTCAGAGATTCTCATCTTGACCGTTTTAAACTGCTCAGTGGTACACCGCATTAACAGATCATCGCCCATCTTGGCGGCCGGCGTGATAGCTGGCTTGCCCGTCTTCAAAATGATGTTATCGACATCAGAGATGGCGTATGTTAAAACAGACAAAATAAAGAATGACAGCGGTAGTCCCATGGCAATGCCTCTTTCCTCAGTGAACCAAGCTCTAGAATGAACGTACGTCTCGTCTCCCGGGTTCATTAGTCTTCGACAATGGACAGCATACCGGGTTTTAAAAGACTCGAGACTCCTGGCTTCAACAGGACAGTGTGGTTTCAAACAATCGATTACATAATCGATCCACTCCTTTTTGATCATATCGGTAGCTTTAGACTGATCAAGACTAAAAAACTTTAGCTTACCATCTGACAAATTGGAGTTTAACAAACTTTTCAGTGCAGAAACCCTACTGTCGCCAGGCATCGTCCACACATTCAACGATGCAGACTTCGTTCTAGACGTAACATAGGAGTTGAGTCGGCCTAAGGCAATCTCCGTCAGCAGATTACTTTTCGTAGTAATACGAATCTTAAAATTTGGATCTGCTTTCGTTTGGTCCTGGTGTATATGGAGGAATTTCGACTGTTGAGTTAAAAAGAATTCTTCCAAGAGGATGTCAAGACCCTCTTCACAATGCCAGGATAACGTTGCCTTTTCACAGAGAAACTTCCGTCTACGTAGAGAGCTGAGTTGAGCCTTTTGGTTCCTTAGTTCTCCTGTCTCTTTATCTTCACAGAAATCAAAGATCAAATACTTAGTGAAGAGATAGGTGCAGACTTGCCTTGAGAAAAGTGGACTATCCAATAGCTCTAGCATGTGCCTTTCGGGCTCATTTATCCTTTTCGTAAGTTCATCACCTAAACACCTAGTACACAGGCGGAAGCCTGTCTCACCGATAAGGGCTAGGACTCGAGGTTTGTGCTCGCAAGAGCGCTCCTCATTAAAAGTAATCCTGAGGTGGGGGAGATACCCTGCCCGTTTTACGCCCGATGAACCACGAACAAAGGATTCAAATGAAATTGGAGCTTCAAATTGGGAGTACTCACTTTCGCTCAAGTGCCTACGTAGATCGGACTCCGACTCAATGTGTGCCTTACCGAAGATAGGTTTGCAACGAAGCCTTGCAGCTGCCACTCGATTTTCAAAGATCTTGATGTGGTGCTCTAAGGTGTCCAACATTTGATTCTTCTTCGTTGCCAAGAGTTTCAGGAATTCGTCTTTCTGACTCTTGTCCTTCTTCGCCCATAGACAGTGTGCTAATCGTTTTCGCAGTGTTCGTTTTCCGCCGCACATGCGGCTGATACCAATAGATCCTTTGGAATTGACAAGGTTATCAGAAACATCTTCTCTACGGTAGCCTTTCATAACGAAGTCAACAACTGCCTTAACGACCTCCTTGAGTCTCGAATAAGATTCGGAGGTGGCCATGTCACAATCGAGTATAGCACTGTGCCTTTGGGCAAACGGTTCGTATCTGATGAACATTTCATCCATGTAGTTATTCTCTCGGAACTTTAGGTCCCTGAGCCTGACTGTGGCTTTCCTGATACGAGCTCGTATTTGCTTCTGGGCGTACTCTGTGACATGCATCTTCTGCACATTCCTGTCTTCGCTGAGCAAGTATCTCCACTTAACAATATTGTTCTCAAGAGTGGAGACTCGCCGGCGTAGGGAAATAAAAGCTGGATCATCTTTGTCCATATTCCTAAGATATCTGGACATGATGCTATCCTTACGAG